TCAAACCCATCAAAAGAATTGTTTGTTCCCGCTGCCGTATCACCTTGCCAGATACAAAACTCTGTGTTTTGTGCTACTTCAGATGCAACGTGTGCAATCATAAAGTCAGAAAACTTTGGAGGTAATGTTTGACCAAGACCATAACCCATAGATTGCGCCTCCCAATCGTTCACAAAATCATACTTACAAAGTTGTAACGAAACACCCAACTCAACGGGGGTAATTATTCTTTCAGTAAGTGTAATTGTAGATGTTGGTGAAAAATCACAAGTTGCTGGTTGAACCAAAGCATTTGTAGCTAGTTTCTTGATTACTTCCTTAAAAGCGATGTTTGCCTTTACTGTTAAACCACCATCATCAATTGTTGATGCAGATAATAAAGCCGCTGCGATATACTCACCAGCAAATTCTCCAGCATACGTAGTCGTTATGTTAGTGGTTGTCGCTAAATTTACGTTTCTTTTTTTCATTTTATTTGTTTAATTTATTTAATACTCTATCTAGTGTTGTGTTGAATTGTCCTTTACCAAATTGCATTTGTTTTTTTTGTGGTGCTTTTGCTTCTGGATTGTGTTTAATTGGTTTTCTAGCAGCAGACATTTCTTCTTTCTTGTCTTCTTCTTTTTCGTCTTCGTATTTTCTCATTTTTCCAAACTCTTTTTTAAGTTCTTCAATTTCAGATTTTACTTCTTCAAGTACTGGGGCAATAACCTCAACTACTGCTTCAATAATTGCTTCAACTTCTGTAGCAACCTCTGCTGGTACTTCTGTTTCAACAGTTTCTTCTTCAAGATCTTCTGTTTCTTCTTTAGCTGGTACTTCATCAGATACTTCTCTGACATCTGCAATCATACCTTCTTCAGATACTACAACCAATCTACCATCTTCAAGGATATATTCCCCTACTGGCATTGCTACTTTCTCATCGTCTGTGACAATAAAAATTTCACTTCCTTTTTCAAATGTATCAGCACTTACTACAGTACCGTTTTCCAACTTCATTTCTTCAAGTTTTACCTCGATGTTTAAAAGTGTTCTAATTTGATTTAACATTTTTGTTTTTTCCATACTATTTATATAACGATTATTAATTTACTTTTTGCATTTTCAATCTGTTCTTGTTATTACACCAATACCTTGTGCTTGCATAGAACCATCACAACAAGAAATAGAATACTTGTTGGTATCCCAACATAAACAAGCACGTCCACCCCCAGTAGGTGATGTTCTACTAGGTATAAAAGTTTTATTTTTGTTGTTTCTTTGCATTTATTTATTCTTCTATGTCTTTTGCCCAACTCATTAGGCTTGTAAAGTCTACTCCCACAAGTTCTTCTTGTTGATAGTTATAATTAAATATTTTGCTATCTAAAATTTCCCAATATGACAATTCATCATAATAGTTTTTAACTTGGTCAGACATATCATCTAATCCTAATTCTCTTAAACCAATTTGATATTCAAATATTCTATCTTTAAAGTTTTCTGTTGCATTTGCTAAACCATCATAATCTTTTTTAAGACTATCATATTCACTAATAAACTCTCTTGCAACTGGTCTTATTTGATTTAAAAGACTATTAAATTTTTTGGCAGTCTCAACCACATCATTAAAGTCATTTTCAGCTTTATCAAATGATTGTACATTGCTTAAAGCACTTTCCAATTCACTAATTAAACTTAAATCTACCTTTTGTGCTTTAAGGTCTACTTTTTGGTTTGGTAGTTTGCTATAAATTTTTTCTAATCTACTTTTCATTTTATATTTGTGTTATTATTGTTTTTATTTGGTTTAATAATTGTTCAGCCATTTGTTCTTCTATAGCTTCTTTAGGTGCTTCCATTTTATCTGCAAAGTAACCCTCGATAGAAAATCCTTTTACCTTGTTTGTCTTTACATACTCATTCCAAACATCATCATTATTGACTTTGACTGATCCCATCCAAGTTCCAACCGGTACATCTAAACCATACAATGCAGTCTTGTCTTTGGCTTTATCTTCTACTATCCAGCTTTCAACTAATGTTAAACCATTAAGTGCTTGTGCGTGTTCTAGTGTTGATCTACTTTGGTTTCCATTCTGTAAGAACATTTGAGATGCTTTTACAATAGTATCTTTTGAAAAGAATATGTAATACTCACCCTCTGAACCATTTCTGTAAATAGGCTTGTCTGGTATTAATAAAGCACCCATTAATATCTTCTTTTCTTTGTCTACTTCTGCTAACTTTATTTCTTGGTTCTTTAATGCAACAAAGTCACTTTCAATGGCTGGGCTTTCTACGATAGAAATCGCTTCTACTCCAGCATCCAAATCTTCTTCATCTAAAATAAGTTCTATTATCCTCATAAATATATAACGTGTTTAGTTTTTAATTTTGCATTTAGCCTATACTAGCACCCTCTATAATGTTTCTATCCATTTCTTGTGCAGTTGTTACATCATTAGATACAACGTATGCTCTTGCTGGTCTTTGTGTTTGGCTACCTATTGCATCTGCTAGTTGTGTTTCTCCACTTGCTCCTACTACATTAAATGCTGGTGGTGTAGGTACTGTAGGCAACGAACCAGTTTGACTTGAACCACTTCCGCCACCTCCTGGCACTTGTACGGCAACAATCTTTTTAACAGCAGCAAAACCAGCAACACCCGTTGCAATAGCTTGTGCGATAGCATAACCCGGTATAGCACCACCCGGTGAACCAGCAGCAGTTTTTAATTGTCCAGTTATAGCAGCATAGGTATTTATTAATGAAGATGCAACTGCCAAACCTTTACCAGCAGCAGTTTCTTGACCTATTGTATTTGATAAACTATTTATAGCACCAGCATAACCCTCTAATGATGTTCTTTTAGCTTCTTCTTCTAATTCTGCAATTTTAATAGCTGCATCAGATATTTTCTTGTCATCTGCTAATTGTTTTTCTTTTCTCTTTTTTTCTTCTTCGTCAAGTTTATCTTGCCTTGCTTTATCTTGCTCATCAAATTCTGCTTGTTGTTGATCTTCTGCTGCTTTTTGTGCTGCTTTTAATTCTAGTATCTTTATTGAATTTGCTCCATAAAATTCTGCTGCTAATGCTATTTGTTGATTATAATCTTCTTTAATTAGCCTTAATTTTTCTGCACGTTCTTCTGCCTCTGTATCTATTAAACCTTTTCTTATTCTTTCAATAGCATCAACCCTTTCTTTTTCAGCTTCTTTTGCTTTTCTATTTGCTTCTTCTACTGCTTTGTTTGCTTCATCTGCTGCTTTTTGTTTTTCATCATTAGCTTTTTTATCTAATTGTAACAATGAAATTGCAAGATTTTCTGCTTGTGTATTTGCTTTGTTTATTTGTTCTTGTATTTCCTCTTGTCTTTCGTTTTCTTTAGTTATATCTCTTGCTGCAAAGGCTAGGGCTGTTGTGCTTCCAAGTCTTGTACCAACCCAAAACGCAGCCTTTTCTAAAAAGCCTACTTCTTTTTGGCTATTTTTTTCTAATTCTAATTGTGTTTGTAGATTTTTTAAAAGTTCAACATTTTTCTGTACTTGCAAAAGCAATTCTTCTTTTATTGAATTTTTAATATTTGTTGTGCTTTTATCTTGTAATTCAAGTATAGTTTGTTGATTTTTTAATGATGCTAATTTTATATTACTTGCTTCAATAGATTTATTTATTTCAATAGCTTGATTTTCTAAATCTTTATTTATAAACCCTAATGCTTCACCTATTTCATCCCAATATTCAACAAGCAATCCAACTGCAACAACTGCCAAACCAATACCACTAGATATTAAAGCCGTTTTCATAGCCTTACCGCTTAACTTTGCAGCCTTACCTACTGCAACAAATTTAGATGCAAGCCCACCAGTTTGTCTATCTAATGCACTTACTAGTTGTTTACCACCCTCTGAAAAGGCTGAAAGTTCTTTGTTAGTCTTTTTAGCTGACCTACCAGTTTTATTTACTGCTTGATCTACCTTATTAACCCCAGCAACTGCATCATCTGTTTTAGCAATTAATTGAACCTCTACTACTTTTGCCATTTTAAATCTCTTTTAATTTGATTGTAACCCTCTTTTAAGGTTTCTGCTAATTTATATTTTCCTTGTGCTATTCTTATGTTTTCAGTATCAGCCTCAACAACTTGCAATAAGTCTATTATATTCTTAATCATAATATTGTGTTTAATAATTCTAATTCTGTTTTACCGGTTGTTAAATCTGTTTTAAGAGAATTTATTTTGTAACTATCTTGTCCCAACTCTATCAAATCATTTAATTCCAGATCATAATAAACTTTCATAGGTAGAAAAGCAGTTACTTTTATTAATCTTCTTTTTTCATTAAACACATCTTGAATATAAGTCTTGTATTTAGTTTCAAATAAAGTATCTGTAAAACAACCTGGGTCACCAACTTCCCTAACTGTATATTCATTATATTCATTTTGAAAATGTATGTTTACTTTACTTGTTGGGCAAGACAATGCCAAACTATTTGATGGTATAAAATATCTTGTTATATCATCTGGTGCAGCTCCGGTATCATAATCTCTAATTCTTATTGATGTACCATTGTTTAGGATAGGATAGAATAATAAAGGTTCACCATAGTAAGGTTCAAAATTATCATCTACAAAATAACCATATTGTACTGTAGTTGATGCTCCAGATCCACTTGGGTCAATATCATAAAGTCTTTCATATTGCATATGCTCAAAAGGCAGTTCCACTTTATAATTTTCTGTTGGTGCATCATATATTCTATTGTTTAATTTATAGCTTATAGAACCCCAACCGGAATTATATATTTGTTCAAATTGTTTAGCGAATAAAGTACCTAAACCTTTATAACTAAAATTTATTTCTTTAAAAGGCAATGCAACCTCAACCTTTGATGTTTTAGTATCTAAATATTTATCTATGTTTATTGGTGTTTGTGAACCCGCTGCATAATAACTATCCAAAGTTCTTACAACTATTGTCCCCACATCATTCACAAAGGCAGTAAGGTTAAACATTTTAAATAAGCCAGATAAAAAATCTATAGTCTTAATTTTAGGTATTTGTTGTGTGATATTAAACTCAAATACCGCACTAGTTCCAAATGTTGCAGCATTTTCAAATACAACAGAGCCATTTAATGATTGTTGTTCATCATCTCTTTCTTCTGCATCTAGTGTCCATTTAATACCACCCGCTCCAAATTGCACCAACACATCACTTCTGATTTCTATTGTATATGTACCATCGGGTAATTGTTCATTTGTATAAAAAGGATATTGTCCAGAAACACCATTTTCTGTTACCGTAGTTCCGGTGTTTGTTTCTGTTACTCTAATATCATAAGCTAATAAAAGATTTGTAGGTGTAAATAATAAATCTACTTGTGGTGTATCTAGGCTATAATCTCCATTTGATGTATCAATATTTAAATTTCCAAATTCAATAAATCCAACGGGTGTCATTTCATCATAATCACCACTTGTTGTTTCTGTTCCTAATTCTGTTACTGATGTCCAACTCGCATCTCCGAAGCTTGGTGTTTCTACATTACCTTTTTTTCTATGCAACCATATAAATAAATCATCAAATTCTTCATTAGTAGTATCATTAAAAAAATCATCTGAAAAAACAATATCTGAACCATAGCCATTTGCAATAGTGTATTTACTTTCTATTGCATCAATTATAGCTTGTACTCTTAAAGCATATTTGAATTGCTTCCAATCTACACCATTTTGGTTTTGTGTTCCAGTACCGTGATGGCTTATATTATTTGTTGTTGCTTCTGGGTCATATGTTGTATGTGAACCGGAATTATAAATAAGTCTATTTGTATGT